ATTTGAACTTTCTTCTGATATTAGACATCATTTAGGTATTAATGTAAAAAATATTCCTAATATTAGAGTCCACCAAAAAGGACTTTATGATACTACCACATCAGTTAATTTTGAACTTAGAGAACAATCAGGTGCTAGTGGTATTATAGGACATGGGGGGGTAACTGAACAAGTTACTACTTTAGATTCTTTTAATTATGATGATGTAGACTTATTAAAAATTGATGTAGAAGGTGCTGAGGAACATTTAATAAGAGGAGCTAAAAATACTATAAAAAAATGTCTACCTATTATTTGCTGTGAAATTCATTGTGGTAGGGATATTGGATCTTTTAAAAGAAGACAATATATCTTTAAATTTTTAGATAGTTTAGGGTATAAGTTAGTTGATGTTAGACATGCTGATTTATTATTTATTGCTTAATTTGGAAATATAAATATAAATTCGTATATTTACACTATGGTAAAAAATGATCATACATTATTAGTTGAAAAATATCGTTCAAAAACATTAGATAGTTATGTTGGAAATGAGCATATTAAAAGAACTATCAACCAATATATTTCCCAAAATGATATTCAAAACCTTATTTTCTATGGCCCCGCTGGTACAGGTAAAACGACTTTGGCTAAGCTTATTGTTAATAACCTTAATTGTGATCACTTATATATCAACGCAAGTGATGAAAGGGGTATCGAAACTATTAGAGATAAAGTTTCCGGGTTTGCTAGCAGTGCTTCATTTAAACCACTCAAAGTGGTTATCTTGGACGAGGCAGATTTTCTTACGATACAGGCACAAGCTTCACTTCGAAATGTAATTGAAACATTTTCTCGTAGTACACGTTTTATTATGACTTGTAATTACGTTGAGCGGATAATTGATCCACTTCAATCACGTTGTCAAGTACTTAAAGTCATCCCACCTAGTAAAGGTGATGTTGCTAAACATATTGCTTGGATTCTGGGAGAGGAAAATACTAGTTTTGAACTACAAGATATAAAAACAATTACCAACCAATTCTATCCAGATCTACGTAAATGTCTTAATACTGTTCAACTATCTACTCAAGATAATAAATTAGTAATAGATAAATCAGTATTAGTGTCATCTAATTACATGGCTCAAATATTAAAAGAATTAAGTAATGCTAAACCTAAATGGCGTGAAATACGTCAAATCATTGCTAACGCGAATGTTAGTGATTTCGAGGAGCTTTATCGTTATCTTTATGATAACGCTCATGTATATGCAAGTGGCCGTGAAGGGATGGTTGCAATCTATATCAACGAATATAGTTACCAATCCAACTTCCGTATTGATAAAGAAATCAACTGTATGGCACTCATACAGAAATTAATCGAATTAAAATAATATGAATTATCAAACCTTAGTATTTGGAGATAGACATTTTAAATTAGTTCGAACTTTACAAGAAACACCTAAGTTTTCAAAGGGCATTCCTGATCTTAAATTACTTTGGAATTGCGATACAGTTTTAAAGAAAAATGGAATGCTTTATTTTTGTAGAGCAATAGAAAATATAGAATATGAAGAACTTTCTTAAATTTGCTATTATTTGGATTAGCCAAAATTTAGCCGTACCTTTTTGGATGGTTGGTCATATTCATTTAATGACTACAATTTATGAAGACATACATGAGATCTTAGCCAGCTTAGGTATGAATATAATAGTATTAATTGGCTTTATTTTAGATTATAAACAAAACAAAAATTAAAATGGCAAAACAACCTCAAATGAATGTTGATTTAAACAACACCGAATCTGTAGAACATAAGAATGGTAAGATTTGGACTCAGGGATTTATTATTAGAAAAGTTTCAAAATTTGTAGCGGGAACAGATGAAGATGCTATGATGCCAATTCCAATCTTTTATGATTCTGTTAGCGGAGAAATTTTACAAGCAACCCTACCAAAAGAATTAAGAGATGACCAACCCAAAAAACCTCTTCGAGTGGTTGACTGAGATAACAGTTAATAAAACTCCTATTGCAGAAATTTCGGAAGAATCATGGGATAAATTTAATTCTTACATGATACATAGATACGTATCGATGGATATAAATTACATAGATATTGTAAATTATGTTCAAAAGATTAATCCACAAAGTAAGAAACAAATTTATTCCATCTATAGAGAAATGATTCCAAAGAAAAAAGTCTGGTTAAAGTACATTAAAAACGAAAATAAAAAAAATTATCAAGAATTAGCTGAATATATTGCTGATTATTATGGATGCTCCTTAGGTGAAGCGGATCATTATATTGATATTTTAGGTATTAGTGTTAGAAGTATTCTTTGGAAAATGGGGGTTGAAGAAGCTGAAACTGAAAAATTAATTCAAAAAGCAAAGTTATGAGTACCTTAAGAGATATGCTTTATACATCAGCCCATGCCGATAGAGCTAAAGCACTTTTAACCTTAGATCTGTTAGAGAATCACCAATCAGGTATTGGTGACCATTCAACAGATGATTTTTATAAAAATGCTGAAGAAGCTCTTGCTATGTTAGTAGAAGCTGATGATCGTTTAGAAGCAATTGAAAAATATTTAAATAATAAACAAGTTATATAAAATGTCAAAAAAATTAGGTTCTAATATTAAAGCAAGTGAAGTTATTAAAAAAGAGTATCCTCATATTTACGATGGTTATATGGCTATCGTGGAAGAGCAGTTGGAGTTATTTAGCAAAAAGCATTTGGACTACGGTATGGCTAACATTAGCGCTGGTACTTTACTTGCTACTGAAGAAGAAAGGGCTTTTGCTCTCACAGGACTTTGGTATAGAATAAGCGATAAAATTAGTAGATGGAAAAACCTATTAATCAGTAATAGAGCTATTAACAATGAACCTCTAACTGACACATACCAAGACATAGTTAATTATGGTATAATTGCTCAATTAGTAGAGCGAGGTTTATGGAAAAAATAAACTGTGAAAGACTTAATTTGCATAACAGCACATTGTCCTAACGCTGAAAAAAGAAAAATATTACTTGATTTAGTTTTAGGATTACAACCTATTAGAGATGACTTTGATATAATGGTTGTAAGTCATACTCCTATTACATTTGATGTACAAGAAAAAGTAGATTGGGCAATTTATGATAAGGATAATGAATTATTAACTGAATGGAAATATCAAAATTCTCCTTGGTTTCATCCTGAAAGTAAGCATATTCAATCTATATTTTTTGGTGCTGGAAATACTTACCTCCCAGTACATAAACAATTAATTACTGGGTATTCTTTAGCTAAAACTTTTGGATACGAAAAAATTCATATAACTGAATATGATGCCCATTATAAGGATTTTACTGAATTTTATAATAATTCTAAAGTTTTAGATGATTATGATGCTATACTATACAAAAAACCTGATGGTTATGGGGAAATTAATATTGAATGGGGGTTAGGATGTTTTCATGCTGCTAAAATTTCTTCTTTAGATAAAAGAGCATTTAATTATACTAGTGATTCTATAAAGGAAGAATTAGAAAATGCTTCAATTAAAACTACTGAAAAAAGAACTGAAGATATATACACAGCAAATAATAATAAAGTTTTATTTAAAGACCATAAACTTCTTACTCAAAATGGTAATCAAATAAGATTAGTTAATTTTCATGCTTTGGATCTAGATATGCAATGGGCTGTTCCTGTTTACGATTCAAAAATTAATCAAATTGTATTTGTCGGGTGGAATGAGTCATCAGATAAACCTTGTAATGTAACTGTTATTATTAATAATTCCCGAGTTTTAAATTTCCCAAATCTTAAAAAATTACGTTGGTTTATAGAACCTCTTGGATCCCCAGAAGAAATATCAGATATTACTATTCTAATAAATAATAAATTAAAACGACATATCCATCTCCACCCAGATAATATAGAAGAGTTTAAATATTATAATTTTATCAAAGATGACTAAAAAAATAGATTTATTTAAAGTTTTTATGGCACCCACAGCTGCTGAAGAAGTATCTAAAGTATTAAATAGTGGTTACATTGGTCAAGGACCTAAAGTTAATGAATTTGAAAACCAACTGCAAAATCATTTTCAACATGATTACATCCAGACTGTAAATGCAGGAACATCTGCATTGCATTTAGCTCTTCATTTATTGAAAAAACCCTCTATAAACAACCAAAATTATGATGGTGTAGCTTTTTGGGATTCAAAATGGCCAGGATTAAATTCAGATGATGAAGTTTTAGCTACTGCTATGACTTGTACTGCTTCAAATTGGCCTATTCTAGCAAATGGTTTAAAAATTAAATGGGTAGATATTGATCCAAAAACATTAAATATGGATCTTGATGATTTAGCTCGTAAAATTACTCCTAAAACTAAAGTTATTATATTAGTTCATTGGGGAGGTTATCCTATTGACTTAGATCAAGTAAAAGCTATACAGGATAAAGCATTCCAGATGCATGGTTTTAGACCTGCTGTAATTGAAGATGGTGCCCATTCATTTGGTTCAAGTTATAAAGGTAAACCTATTGGAACTCACGGTAATTTGACTATGTTTTCATTACAAGCCATTAAACATATTACTTCAATTGATGGTGGTTTATTATTTTCCCCTCATAAAAAATTACATGATAGAGGTAAATTAGCTCGTTGGTATGGAATAGATCGTGATGGAGATAAAAAAGATTTTCGTTGTGAAGCCGATATTGAAGAATGGGGATTTAAATTCCATATGAATGATGTTTGTGCTACTGTTGGAATTGAAAACTTTAAACATTTAGACGAAATAGTTTCTAAACATAAAGCAAATGCTGCTTATTATGATAAAGAATTACAAAATATCCCTGGTGTAACCCTTCTAGAACGTAAACTAGGACATGATTCAGCATTTTGGATTTATTCTATGTTAGTAGAAAACCGCCCTGATTTTTATAAATGGATGGATAAATGTAACATTACAGTATCCCAAGTCCATGAACGAAATGATAAACATACTTGTGTAACAGAATACCGTTCCCATCTCCCATCATTAGATAAAACCATCGGTAATATAGTATCAATCCCAGTTGGTTGGTGGGTAAGTCAGGAAGAAAGAGAATATATTGTAGATTGTATTAAAAAAGGGTGGTAAAATGATTGAAATTACTCAAGCTACATATGGAGGAAGAATTCATTATACTGCTAAACAAGAGGTAAATACCCCACTTAAAATAATTCTTAAAGATAAGAATTTAGAAGGAGAAATTTATACAATGTCTCATGATAATTTATCTTTCATTGATTATTCTTTTTCAGTATCTTCAGTAGTTTTACCTTTTTTAAAATCTCCTTATTTAGAAATCACTATAGGTTCTAAAACCACATTAAATCCTTTTAATTTTGATAAAGGTCCTTTAAATAATTTTTCTATAATATCAAATTCTTGTTTAGGTTGGAGAACTTATGAAAAATTTAATTCTTCTTATAATTCTCCTACTATTAGTAATTTAATTTTAGATGATTTAGAATATTTACGTTTTTGTGAGCATAATGAGACTTATTTAAATGCTAAAATGATATTTGGAGAAAGTAAAGGTAATATAAATTTTAAAAATAGTTGTGGAAATATCAGAGTTATTAATGATGAAGCTGGTATACCTGATAATTATCCTATTAGTCATCATTTAGATTTAGAAATTCATTGGATACATACTCATCCAAGATCTAAACTTACTTTTAAAGATAATATCTATCATTATGTAGAATTTAAAGATCAAATAATCCCGATATCAACACTTAAAGAAAAATGGATTAGAAGAGTAAATAGAGTTAAATCAACAGAAAAAATATTTATTTGGTCCTCTTCTGAGTTATTTAATGCTCATGGTAATTGGGAAAGAAAACAAATTATTGACAGATTTAAATCACTCCCAGATAGAAGTATTTTTCTTACTGAACGAAAAGAAGAAGCATTTGAAGATGATTTACATATAGTTAAATATATTCCTGAATGGGAAGGAAATTCCCAATATGAAAGAGATTCATCAGGGGGGATGTTATGGAATGATCAATTAGCTAATGCACAAATTATCCATGATATAATTATTTCAAAATTTATATGATATATCTAAAATCCTTAACTGAAAGTGATTTACCATTTCTATTAGAAATAAGAAATGATGATTCTACTAGATGTAACTTAGAAAATAATTCTAAATTTACTTTAAAAGAATCTTTAGAATGGTTTAGACAAAACAAACCTAAATGGTATATCATTTTACATCAGGGGGTGCCTGTAGGTTATATTAGAACTAGTGGTGATGAAGTTGGATGTGATATTCATCCTAATTTTAGGAGACGTGGTTATGCGAAAATAGCTTATGAAACTTATCTTGAAGATAAGGACTATGCTTCATTATGGGTTTTTGAAGATAATTTTGCAAAAGAATTCTATGAAAAACTAGGTTTTTATACTACTTGGAAAAGTAAAATAATTAGAGAAAGAAAATATGTAAAAATGGAATGGATATCAACTGAATCAATGACTTATGGATAATAAAGTTTGTTTTGTTACTAGTTTTTGGTTAGGAGAAAGACGTATGGAATCCCCTATATACAAAGAAGATAGATTATATTTTTTAAAAAAACAAATTGAACTTCTTCAAACTAAAAAACATAATTTATCCAAAATTATATTTAATTTCAATATAATCCCAGAACATTATTCTTATATATCTAAAATAATTTCTTTAACTCCAAAACAAATCCAAGGTACAGAAGTAGAAATTAATATTAGAGAAAATATAGGTATTAGTTATGGGGCTTGGTCTGATTGTTTTTCTAAGTATAAAAGTGATTATGATTATTATGTTTTTAATGAAGATGATTATTTCTTTGTTCAAGATAATTGGGATGCTTACTTAGTTGATAAGCATAATTCATATGATGATTGTGGTTATCTTTGTATGTTTGTTAGAGAACCCCACGATTGGAATAATTACAGAAAAATTGCTGGAAGTAGTGTAGGTATTGCTTCAAGTGAAACTTTAATGAAAATTTACTCTAAATATGGAAAACTTCCTAGCTTAGATAAAAAAGTAGATCATGCTTTAGAAGAATATAAAGTAGGCCAAGATATACAAAATCAGTTTGGGTTTGCATTTTTAGAAATAGGTTTAAATTTATATGATGTAAGAGATGATTATGCTATTTTATTTGAAAAAGGATCACCTTTAGATCCAAATTGTAATCAATGGAAAATGTTTGATTGGAACCCTGAATACCTATCTGTATGTAGTATTTATTTCACTAATTTTTTTGGATGGTTTATTTCTCATGATTTAGAGTTTTTACAACACCATCAAATAACTACCTATGAAGAAGCTATGTACTATTATAATAATAAATTAACTTATTTTAAAGATAAGTATGAAGGAGATAGTACTAGAATTGAATGGATAAAAAGAGAAATAAATGTCTAATTTATTTGGTTACCATAAAAATCTTTCGTATATTTACGGGTTAAATAATTAAACTTGGCTAAGAAAAAGAAATTACCACAAATAGTAAGAGAAATACAAAATAATCCTCCTGAACCAGTTAATTTTGCGTTTGAGAAGAATATTTCTTACTCTCAATTATCTATGTATACCCAATGTCCTAAAAAATGGGCATTACAATATAGAGATGGTCATAAGGTACGTGAACAAAGTATCCATATGACATTTGGTACTGCATTACATGAAACTCTTCAAATGTATCTTGATGTGATGTATAATAAAAGTGCTGCTGAAGCTGATCGAATTGATTTAGTTAATGATTTTGAAGAACGTTTACGAAATTGTTATGCTGAAGCTTATAAGACAAATAGTAAAGAACATTTTTCTACTCCTGACCAACTTAGAGAATTTTTTGATGATGGGATTGCTATTATAGAATATATTAAAAAAAATAGAGGTAAATACTTTTCTAAGAGGGGATGGTCATTAGTAGGTTGTGAAGTGCCTATTGTATTAGCACCTAATCCGCGTTTATCACGCGTTAAATACATGGGTTATTTAGATGTCGTGTTGTACCATGAAGATACAGATAAATTCGTTATAATCGATATAAAAACTTCAACTAAAGGTTGGGGTCCTAGAGAAAGAAAAGATAAATCTAAACAATATCAATTAGTTTTATACAAAAAATTCTTTGCTCAACAGTACAATATTCCTGTTAGTAACATTGATATTGAGTTTTTTATTGTAAGACGTAAATTGTGGGAATCTCAAGATTTTGCTATTAAAAGAGTCCAACAATTCAGACCCCCTTCAGGAAAAACTTCAATAAATAGAGCAACTGAAAGTCTAAATCAATTTTTAGATAATTGTTTCACCCAAGAAGGCTATAATCAAAAACCAATGCCTTACAAAATAAATAATAACTGCAAATGGTGTCCTTATTACAAAACTCACTTATGTAGTGCGACTTTTGAAGGATAATTATATACGTATATCAAAATAAATTAAATAATGTTATGGCTACTAATACAGAAAAAACACTAACTAGTGTTAAAATTAAAAAAGATCTATTCGAATCGTTTAAAATCGAATGTGTAAGAAGAAAATTTTCATTCCAAAAACTTGCTGACCGAGCTATTTATTTGTATCTTACAGATGAAGATTTTAGAAAACAACTTACAAACCACAACGATTTAGAACTTTAACAAATGAAAGAAGGTTATTTACCAAAAGATCAACGGAAAAATATTTTGTTGATTACTGATGATATTCGCCTACCATCAGGTGTAGGACATATAGGAAAAGAAATTGTAATCCAAACAGCACACCATTATAATTGGGTGAATTTAGGATCAGCTATTAACCATCCAGATGTAGGTAAAAAGTTTGATTTAAGTCAAGAAACTAATAAAGAAATAGGTATTGAAGACTCTTCATGTTTTATTATCCCATTTAATGGGTATGGTAATCCTGATGTTTTAAGACACATAATCAAAGAAGAAAAAATAGATGCTGTTTTTATAATTACAGATCCACGCTATTTTGATTGGTTGTTTTCAATTGAGAATGAAATTCGTAAAAAAACTCCTATTATTTACTTAAATATTTGGGATGATTTACCTGCACCAATGTATAATAAAGCATTTTATGAGTCTTGTGATGCATTATTAGGAATTTCAAAACAAACAGTTAATATCAATAAAATGGTATTAGGGGAAAAAGCAAAAAATAAAATTATTGATTATGTTCCCCATGGTTTAAATCCTAAGATGTTCTTCCCTTTAGATAAAACATCCGAAGAATTTATAAAGTTTAAAAAAGATGCAACTAGAAACAAAGAAAAAGATTTTATCTTATTTTTTAACTCAAGAAACATTCGTCGTAAATCAATCCCGGATGCTTTGCTAGCCTGGAAATATTTTCTTGATACTTTACCTAAAGAAAAAGCAGATAAATGTTTATTTATTCTTCATACTGAACTTATTAGTGAACATGGAACAGATTTACAAGCTGTTCATAATTATATTTTTGGAGAAGATAACAGTACTGTAACATTTTCTACCCAAAAACTATCAACCCAACAAATGAATCAGTTCTATAATCTAGCAGATGCTCAGATTTTACTATCATCAGCTGAAGGTTGGGGATTATCGTTAACAGAAGCTTTATTAACTGGAACCCCAATTATTGCTAATGTTACTGGTGGAATGCAAGATCAAATGAGATTTGAAGATGAAACCGGAGAATGGTATACACCTAACCCTGAAGTACCTTCTAATCACAGAAAAACATATACCAAATGTGGTAAATGGGCATTCCCAGTATTTCCATCAAATTTATCATTAGT